TCACCACAATATCGAGGTTCAAACCCTCATCATCATAAATAGCCTGGATAGATTGAATTGAAATCCCTGAACGATTCTGCATAGAAACAATATAGGGAATCAGCCAACTGATAAATTGTGCTTCTTTTAATGAGATACGGCTTAAATCAGGCTCTTTATCCTTTTTTAAGCCGATTAATACATCATCTGTCGCCTTGTTATAATCAATCGATAGGTAATCTATTTTTGATCCAAACTCATAAGCAGATGCATCAATTTTAGCCATGAGTGCTGCAGTAAAACTTGCTTCGATTCGTGTAAATTGCTTTGACATTTTTAATGTTCCTTCAAGTAAAAAGCCCCAACGAGTGGGGCATGAAGTTAAGTGGATTTAGGGGTAAAAGACTTGGGTGAATGTGGTTGAGATTGTCCAGATCATTCCACCCACTTGACTAGGTGAATAGCTTGTATCTGTTTTAACTCTCACTTCACCATCTAAAGGAGCATTCCAGAGAAATGAATCAGCACCTTTATGTCGATCAAAAAAAGCTTTGATTTGAAGAATCTCATCTTTTGTTGATGTGCGTTTGTATGCCCATTCTCCCTTTCTATTATTAATGCCTACTGAGATATTTTGTTCGTAGCCATCTCCAAATTTAGAAGTCAAAGTATTGAAGTTTTGTTTGCTTGAGTTCCCATCCAAATCACAAGGGAATGTAAATTTTTCATTGCTCATAAATTGCGTCCAATAAAAAACCCACTCAGGTGAGTGGGTTTGATTAAGCTAAAAATTCAATTTATACAGATTTAAATCCTATCAAGACTGTAAAACATATTTAGCATTAAATACTAAACCGGGTAATACCGTATCTGGCTTATCATTGAAGCAAACATATTTAACAACCATGCCCGAAGGGTTTACTACATTGTATTGTGTGCCTGATTTAGAAACATACACCAACGAACCATTATCAAGTTTTTGGAGACCCGTGTTTACTACATGAGATGATTGTGTAAATGACTGTCTGATATTTCCAACTGCGACAAAATAACTACAACCAAGTTTGATAGAGGTTTCAGCTGCTTTGCGAATCGAATACTCTCTTCTTAAGTAAGGTGGTGTAGATTGATTGATTCTAGATGTAACTTCAAATACATTGTCATCTATGATGGTAGCTTTAACACCCAAATTACCAGGACCGCCTGCTTCCCTGTAAGATGTAGCACAACCAGTAATTATTACAGTCAAAATAGCTATTAAAAGTATACGCATTTTAATCAACTCTTAGATTTTTTAATTAGAACAGTAACTTAATTTCAATATGATAAAAAATTTACATATTTAAAATATTTTGAGATGAATTATACACTATTTTATTAATCAAAATTGAATATTTGTAAGAGTGAAACCTCCTGAAGGGGGTCTGATTCATAGCTCGACATTTTTAGAAAAGCACCTTAGGGTGCTTTTATTTATAAACCACTTGCATCTCGTGATTTTCTTTCTTTTGAACAGCTATTGATATTTGATAACTCGTAAGTAATCGTCACATAACCTGTATTTCCACTATCAGCAATCGCATTCAGCATTAAATCTTCAATACCATTTGATTCATTAACACCCCACATTGCAGTCAATGTTCTTTCTTCTTTGTACAATCCCATCATCCAATCATTATGCTCTTTCCAAATACTACCTACTCTTAAAAAATCATAATCTCTTGTTGGTTTTCCATACTTAGAAGTTAATAGATTCTTTAAATCTAAAAATTCAGACTTTATTGCATCACCATATACATTAGTATTTAAAGTTTTTCCCACCCCTACAACCTTACATAATCCTGACTTTGGCGTAATTAACATGCCATAGCTAATTAAACCTGCAACTGGCTTTGGAATTTTTGTAAACATATAATAATTATCACTAATTCTTATTGGATCCCCTGCTATTCTTTTTACTTCTATTAACGACATTCCTGTTTTTAATCCAAATGGTGCTTCAGCATTAGCAAGTCCTGAAAACAAAAGCCCCCCTATTAAAAATAATTTTTTCATTCTAAAGCACTCCTTGAAGTGCTTATAAAATATCAATAAATTAAAATAAAAGCCACCGAGGTGGCTTCCTCTGATCAATAACTACCAGCCTTGACGTTTTGACATCATAAAGCGTTTCTCTATCTTAGCATCCATCATAGCCTCATTTTTCTTTTGCATCTCCCTTAAAACCAAATGTAATTCATTCCCATCCCATTGAGATGTTGCTTCTACAGGCTGAGAAGTTTGATTAATAATGATGACTTTTGGTTGGGCTGACATGCTATTGCTGCGCTGAATAGAATCAAACTGCCTTCTTTCAACATCAGCATTACTCATTCGAGAAACACCAATCAAGCCGCCATCTCTAAACTTTTCAGTAGGTTGCTTGTTAGGTAGAGAGAACTGATACTTTGCAGCATTAAACTCGCTTTGAAAAGGCAGTTCACCTGTCTTGTTCATGTAATTCAATGCAACTAAACCAAGCTTTGATACTGCTGCTTGGCGAATCATAAATTCACCATTTGATGCCATGATCGGAATATCATCACTTGTTCCAGTACCTTTGCCTGTGATGTGTCCACCAGTAGCAAAACCTTGAGGTGTAATTGCTTGAATCATCGCCAAAAATGTTCCTTGATCCAAAGCAGCCTTAGCCCCTGCTGCTACTTTCTGCCACACAGTACCTGGTTCTTTAGCATAAGCATCTGAAACAGAGGACCATAAATTCATACCAGCTTGAGTGAGTGCAAAACCCTGTTGCATTGCAAACATTGTTTTGTAAGCTCCTGAGCTTTCTCCCAAAATCCCCCTAAACATATTTGCAAATGAACCAGTTAATTGCTGAGCTTGGGTTAACTGCAAGTTCAACGAATCCTTTTGATACTGATTTTCGATATCAATCATCCGCTGATTATGTGCAGCCCAAATTTGCTCACGAACCTCTGCCAATTTTTCCAGATCAGCACCTGGTTCTTGCTTTTGTCTCTCAACATCAGCAATTTGTGTGTCAAAAAGATTCTGTGATACATCCATTCTATTAAAGCGCTCTTGACCCACTTGGTATCGTGCAGAAGAACCATCCATTTGAGAACGGACCGAATCCCAGCCCATGGACGCATCCTTTAGTCGACGATTCATGTCTACTTGATTCTGTAGTTCAAGCATCTGTGTTTTAAACGCTTTTTCAGCAGGATCGTCATTACTCTGAGCAATAAGTCTTTTTTCTATGTCATATCTAGCCTTAGCTAATTGAAGCTCTGACATGTAGAATTCAGTTGATTGAAGTAAACGTTGGTCTTTAGCAAGTTTAGACTTTTCAAGTTCAAACGCAAATTGATCATCAATTGACTTTTTATGGAGAGCCTTAACCTCATCGCTATATTTACCATCAGCATCTAATTGTAGCTTAGCTGAATCACGCTGATAAATTAGCTTTTGGTCCTCGGTATATTTGAAACCATTCAACTCATAATCTTGTTGAAGATTATTGAGCTTCGTTTGTGCTTCAAATCGAGTGGTTAACTGAGCTTCATATGATTTCTTTTCATCGCTTGATAAGGCTGAATTTTCACGAATTTTCTTGAGTTGGTCCTTATATTCTTGCTCCTCTTGAAGACCTTTCGACATAAAATCCTTACGGATTTTTTCAGCTTCCTCTTGAGTTTTTTCAAGCATTTTAACTTGATCATTTAAGAGCAATTCATAGTCTTTAGAGCTCCCTGAAAAACCACTCATTCCTCCCATGTAGCCATAATAATCTTTGATGTACTGATTATTATATTTACCAAGGTTTTTACCTTTTTGGACATTACCCTCGCCTGCATGGTATGCACGAACTGCTTTCTCTACATTTCCATTGAAAAGCTTCAGTAGATATGAAAGATATTTTGCAGCACCTTCGGCAGATTGCGCTAAGTTATAGCGATCTTTAACACCATACTGGTCACCAGTTCCTTTAAGAAATTGGAAACCACCTGCAGCACCAGAACCTTTGTTATATGCATTTGCATTACCACGAGATTCAATCATATGAATCGCAGACAACATTCCGCTTGGTAGCCCATACTTGCCTTCTAATCCACCGAAGTTATATTTAGCAGCATTTGCCTTAACTTTTTCGTTGACCTTTAAGACTTTAAGTTGCTTCTCAAGCTCCTCAGTACGATCTTTTTCAGATTTGGCTTGTTGTTCGTCTAGATTTTTGATCTTTTGCTTAATTGAAAGATCCGCCATCATTAAGCTAAACGCACCAGTATCAACTGCCTGATCTTTGCCAAGTAAACCTTGAGTTTGCTTAAGTTTTACATAGGCTTCAGCATATTCCTTAGATATGCCTTTTGCTCTTAATGCTAATACTTCACTATTACTAGAGATGCTACTCAAAGTATCGTTAATGAACTTTTGAACCTCAGCACTTAAACCTTTTATTTGTGCAGCAGAACCTACGGCTTCTTTTCCAAACTGAGCAACTCCCTCTGCTCCGGTTTTAGCTGCTTTGGCATGATCAATATGTTTATTGGAGGCAATGCTTAGAATTTGGTTTTGTTTCTCAATTTCAGTGTTACTACTCTTGACAGTAGATCCAACTTGAGCAGCTAATTTGAGAGAATGCGGACTAACAATATTTTGCTTTTCAAGGTTGGCAAATGCTGTTTTTGCTCGCTCTCCACCAGCTTGTAACTCAACTAAATAAGTTTGCAAAGCTTTCGCTTGACCAGTTTCACCCTGACCATTCAGATCACTTATATATTGTTTAAGTGAGACAAAAACTGATGCTATTTTTTTGTTTTGGGTTTCAATAGCATCAGCGGCATCTAATGCCTTTAACTTCAATTGCTCAGCATTCAGTTGACTGTATTTTTCACGCAACTCATCAACACTCAAACCTTGCTCTTCTAATGATGTATTAACATCCTTAGATGAATCTTTCATCAATAAAAAGCTTGATGCGACTCCAATCCCTGCTACAACCAAACCTACTGGACCACCCAGTGCAAGATATAAAGAACGTGCTGCTGTTGTTGATGCATTCATGGCGCCAGTTTGGGTTAGAATCGCCGCAGTTGCCCAACCAGCTTTTATACCAGTTTGAACAAATGCGGCAACTAAACGCCCACCATAAATTGAAGCCGCAATTCCACCTAAAACAGCAAGCTTATCTACATGTTCGCCAAGAAATCCTAGTCCTGCGGCCAAAGTTCCTGTTAATTTAGTCGTTTCATTTAGTTTGCCAAGAAAAACTGTTGTTTTGTTTGACAGCTGAGTTAAGCCATCTGCAAAACTGTTCTCCATGTTGTTGGCAAGTTTTTCATTCTGTTCGCGAGTAGCAACCAATGTTTTAATTAGATCTTCAAGGGATGCTTTACCAGTTGCTCCAAGTAGACGAATTTCAGACTCAGTTTTTCCTGTGGTTTTTGCCATGTCAGCAATAATATTATCAGCACCAGTTACAATCGAAATCCATGCGTCTGCATCAATTGTGCCTTTAGCCATCGATTTTGATAGTGCATCCATTGCAGATTGCGCTTGATCAGCTCGTGTTGCATTAGCTGTAAAGGCAAACGATAAAGAATCTGATAAGTCTAAAGTTTGCTTGGTACTGTAGCCAAGTGACTTCATCCCACCCGCAAGTGAAAGATAAACCTCTTGAGCTTCGTTTAATGCCCGAAATGTTGTATTTGCGGTTACCAGCAATCTTTCTTGGACTAAGTTGTACTCTTGAGCGCTAGATGTCGCATTTCGTATACGTGCCGCCATCTGTGTGTAATTATCAGCCGCAGCAATACCTTTGCTGATAGAGATGTAACCAGCCACAAATTTAGCCATTTCTTTGATGGCTAAGCCATTTTGATTGACTTGCTTTTCCTGATCACTTAAAGCCTTAGTCGTATTATTCACAGTAGTATTGAAGTTTTGAGTAATGTTGCTTGTGACTTGAATAGTTTTGCCAAGCTTCGAAGTTGAATCACTCGCCTTTTCACCACCAGTAAAGATTTTAACCAACTCTTTACTTAACTCTTCAGCATTCTTTTTAGCTTGTTCAGAGCTGATTTCAATTACTAAACGGCTTGTTTGTTCTGTCATTTGGATTACCTTTAGGCGTAAAAAAGCGCCTAAAGGCGCATTGCGGACAATAAAAAACCAACCATTTGTGGGTCGGTTTAGTTGAGATTAAATTTGCTTTCTAGGATTTTAATAAACAGATTTAACAATCTAATTCCAGCGTAAATTAAAGCCATATATCCAAAGAAATAAATAAAGCTTGATGGGTTTAAGTTAATTGCTTCCATTACTACTCCTAGCATCTGGATTGAAAAACTGGTATATTCAGACATACAGATATATCTCCTCTTTTCTTTGCGGTTAAGTGGATGTAAAAAACCCCGAAAGCGCCAACTCTCGGGGTTTTGTTTTGGTCTATAGAAAACCATACGAATATAGTTCTCTCTTATACGTGTAGCTCTATTGAAAGATCACTTCTGTTTGCTCGCCTCTTCCAAAAACAGGTTGTCTAAAGCAAAGATACAATCATTGAAAATCCATCTAGGTACTGGTGATTCATACTGATCACAGTAATCATTCACAGCCCCAAGACTTAAAGCCATAGGAATGCATTGCTCATACTGTCTAGAACGAGCAATCACGTAATAAGCTGAAAGAATGGAGTGAGCTGTGTATGAATATTCAGGCGGTAGATAGTAGTCAGGCAATGGCTGACCTAGCTTTTGATAGACTTCTCTTGCTTTTTCGATGTCCCACTTCGCTGTTTGGTACTTGTAGAGCTGGATGACTTTCCCAATGTTTCAGCCTTATCTTCGTTGGCTTCAACTTGAATCTTTTGTGCTTCTGCAAGGATCCACACAATAAGCTCAATTGACTCATTTGTACTTGTGCAAAGAAGTTCAGCATTTTGCTTGGAATATTCAAAAATATTCCCTTCTTCATCTTCTAAGCCTTGCCAGTTCAAGACTAAATGTGAAACCGCCTTACTGAATGATTGGGCAATTTCACGAGAGCTTTCATCTGTAATGTCCCGGACACCTTGAATCTCTTGCTCAATACGAGTGCTACGCAACTCCATGCAATGCTTGAATGATGGCTTATCTATTCCTGCAATAAGAAATTTAGCACCATCTTTGTAATCAATCAGCTTGCTTGGAATTTTGGTTTGTTCTTGTTCTTCGATTTTAATTTTCATGCTTATGGACCTGCCACGATAGGAATACGTTTAAGAGTAGGTGCAGCATCTGCCAAAGTGAATGAAAATTGAGTGTTAAGAATGTCGCCTGCTCCACCACTCGGTAGAGGTGCTGAAACCAACACATTTGGAAGTGACAATGTGTATTTATTCCCATCTTTATCTTTCAGGCTATATTCAAGGCTAATCGGCTCATTCAAGAACTGTTTTTCATATAACTCAGCGGTGTTTTTAGACCATGCAACTGTGAAGTTACCACTGCCTTTCATGATGGTTTCCAAAATTCCAGAAATATTGTTTTCATAATCCAAGCACTTTTGAATCTGCATTGTATTATCAATGGTCAATTCAATCTGAGTGACGCACATCCCCGCTTTCTTTTCACCTTCAATCAAAATATCGCCGGTTGAAAGACTTGTAAATGGAATTGCATCTCCTGCAGGTGTTACGGTACCAGTAGGTGCAACCTCATATGCAGTACGTTTCATTGCCATAATTGAGAATTTAGAAGTCACAATGCCACTATCAGGGATGCTCAAGGTCCATTGATTGATATGACAGCCTGTGAAAACTTGATAGTTATCGATATCAGTAAAACCGCGAATAATCGAAAGTGTTTTTCGACTAGTACCACCAAATGTTAAGACGTTACTATTCCAAGCATTGAAGGCAACAAGCTCTAAGACACCATCTTGAATGCCATAAGCCCATTCAGATTCAATATCACCTTGTACTTCAACACCAGTCACTAAAGTACCAGCTGCAATTCGTGAATCTTTGATTGTTTGTGATTCTGTGGTTTGTGCCGATGCATCCAAACCATTGGTGGTAAATGCAAATGTATTCCAAGTTGTTGCAATCACACCGGGTGATGCTTCAAAACCAACTCGGGTTAGCTGTTTAGCTCCAGAACTCATGAAGTTCTCCTTAATTTAGGCATAAAAAAACCACTCATTTGAGTGGCGTTAAAAATATTTATAACTTAATTGTCAATAAATTGAGATGCTCCTTCCTCTAAAATATCTACTAAATACTTAGTGTTAAAATCATCCATTCCCATTTTTCGACAACATTTAGCATTTTCTTGAATTTTTTCTAGAGTATTTAACTCCTTAAATTTGAATATATCGAAGCCATTTGGCTCTAATATTGTTTGGAATAGAACATTGTAAGAAAAGAAGTTATTAGGTGGATAAAAACTTACATTATTAATTTTGTTAATTAAATATAATTCAAATTTAGTTTCAATCTTTTGAAATATTTTAGCTTTTTCAGAATCAAGTAAGTTATCCAATTCCTACTCCCACTAAGTAAAAACTATATCCTTATATGTAATATTATACTTGAATTTTTTATCAGCAATTAAGTGCAATTCAATTCACTCTAAATTCAGCGCGTACTATTTTAGCGTAAAAATTGTCATCATCTATATCTTGTGGTGCATGAACTTTATAGACTTCTAAATGTGAAACACCAAATGATTGAAGAAAATCACGCCACTGGTCACACAGGTTTGTCATCGCGATTGTGCCGGTATTTTTTGGTGCGAAACATTGTATAGAGATTAGTCCAATATCACGGATACAAGGTCCATTCCCAATTCCAGCTATTTGGCTATCTCCATACTGAATATAGACCCTACACCACAACTTATTTGTAGGTGGAACAAAAGGTTTTCCATCTACCGTTGGTTGGTTTGGAATTCGTAAATTTGCCTTTTCCACACCAATAAACTGACCAATCTTTTGATAAATCGCAATCTCAGCTTCGCTTAAAGTCATCATTTGTATTTACTCGATACTGAAAGAAAGGTTAAACCATAAATACCTAATGGCGCTTGCTGTGAATGACCATTCTCTAGTCTTACTGCGTAAGGCAGATTGTTTTGAATATAAACCGTGTCGCCCAATTTCAATTGCTTAAGTTTTTCTGATTCACTCAATAAGGTTTTATTACCTTGTGAATCTTTTAGGTTTTTATCAGAAGTGGTATCAGGATTATTTACAGATATTCTGTGATTTCCTCTGAATGCACCCTGATCTACAGGAGATCGAACAATAACACCTTGAAGCATTTCGGTACTGATCTTTTTTAAGTACTGCTCAGAGTCATTTTTAATCTGAATTGCAAAGTTTGTTGGTTTGGATCCTTTCCAGCTCATATTTCCTCCATAAAAAAATCCACAAATGTGGATTTTTTACTTAGATTAATGGGCTTTCTTATTTCCCCCACCATCTTGTTTATTTACTGTTGCCCAAGCAATACGTTCTGCTTCTTCATCAGAGCGACCTAATTTCTTTTCGCTCTCATAAATATGTTTTGCCTGACGCTTTTATTTTGCTGTATAAGCAGATTTATCTCCAATCGACATAGTGATTTCTCCTCTTACATCAAGTTCAATTTATAGCATAGACTGGATACCAATGTGTTTCATGGTGTTTGAATAAACACAGCTAATTAAAGAACTAAACATTATTCAGGTAATAAATTACACAATCTAATTGGTCCTTTACTTACGCAATTGACAAAACAAAATACTTCCACTCGGATCTTCAGCAACATTTAAAACTTTAAATTGACCTTTGCTTGTCAACCAAACATCATCAATTTGAGGCTCTTGGCTGACTTCATTTTGAAGTATAATGGCTTTTATATCCTCGACTTGATAATCGATAGGCTTAACCAAATCTCGCTTATATGAGCCAAATACGCCACGTCCTGAGTATTGCTTAACAATCACTGTGGGGTAAGTCTGTGAGTCAAAATCGAAATCACCAGATTGGATTTCTTTAGAACATGTGAAAGTGGTGATTGTATCTGCAAGCTTAGTATTAAAAGCCTTAGCCACTTTAGATTGAATCTTATCTCTCATCCTCGATACACCTTGAATGTAAATCCTTTGGGCTTTAGATCTAACGAATTTATGAATGCTTTGGCAATCTGTTCAAATTCTGAAATTTCACGACTACCCTCAACAAAAGATTCCTCAACTTCAACTGAGTCGGCTTTTACACGTTCACTCGTTGTTTGTCGTGAAACACCAGAATAAATCACACCAGTTTTAATACCTTTCACGATTTCACATGCTGCATCTTGCAATAAAGGATCAATTGGATCAGGAACAAAACCAATTTCATTCTTCATCCATGTATTGGCTAACAGTATTAAACGAGCTTTATCACCTTCAGGCGCAAAGTCGCTCCCCAATATACGATTTGCATCATCTACTGTGATAAAGCTCATGACTCACCTATTTTGTTTTGGTTGTTTTCGGTTTTTCTTCATCCGTTTTATCGGCATTTGCTTCCAATTCGGTGATACGGGCTTTCATCGCATCAATGTTGTTTTTAAATGCAATAAATTCACCTTGAGCGATTTGAAGCTGTTCTAGACAATCTTTTAATTTAATCTCAGCTTCTTTTAATTGTTTCTTGTCTTCTAAACTTGAGCCAACATCTGAAGCCTGGTTAGTCAAATTGGATAATTTTGAATCACCATAGAGTTCGTGTTGTCCATGAATAAAGTCGGACTCGTTGATTACACGGTATCCATTACCATCTTTGATTTGGACTGTATTTAATAAAGTCATTTCTATTTTCCAAAAAATAAGGGCGATTTCTCGCCCTATTGGTTAACCTAAAAGTAGTCCGATATGTCGCGGTGCAATAGCTTTGACACCCCAAGCCAAACTGACTTCATAGACAACTTGTTTGTATTGGCGATAAACCGCAATTTCAAATGCCAATCCAGTAACAGGATCTACAATTTGCGTACGATCATCTGCACTATCTCCGCCCTCAGGTAAAGCAGGAGTACGTGTTGCTAATGCAATTGCTGAACGTGAAAATGCGAGGTTTGGTACATAGTTATTACCAACACTAACTGCAGCTTTATCAGCTGGAACTAAAGCCAATCCATGATTAAGAATTAAGTTCGATCCTGCTAAACCACCAGACACATATTGAGTACCATCACCCGCAAATGTCACAATATCTCCACCAAGAATTGTTCCAGTCCCGGTGCTTACAGCAATAGACTTATCACCAACTGATGAACTGCCATTTACAAGATAACCATCACCAGTCCCTTTAGCATGTACACCGACTGCATGCGAGTGGCGAATCGCAAAGTTCATAATACGGTCAGTCATACCATTTCGTAGCATGTCATCACGACCGGCTTCATTGACCTTGAATAATCCTGCTTGCTTACCACGCAAATTACCAATTGCTGCATGACCTAACACTAATTGCAGATCATTACGCGGCGCACCATTGTTTTCCAAGATACCTAATGTTCCAGCAAAATCAGTCATATCAGCTGCAGTGCTGAACGGCGTTTGTCCTGCGGCACCATAAGCAATTGATGCATTTTTATAAGCTTCTAGCCAACAGTCTCGTTCGATTTCATTCACCAACGTTCGCATAGCTTGAGCAAAACGATCGGTTTGAATTGCGGCAAAGGTACCTGCATTTTGTAGTGAACGAGTTTCTTCACCATTCCAGCGGATCGGTACATTTCGTGACTTGGTAATTTTAGCCACGATGTTATCTACCGTACCATCACCTGCGTCTGGTGCATGTACACCGGGTTTAGTATCTTGTGCTTCTGCAACGGTTGTTACTGGAATTTTTACATCATCACCAACTGCAGCACGTTCAATACCAGTATCACGTGTAACTGCAGGAATAAATCCAGTAATCTCACGAGAAACAATATCAAGTGCTGCATATAGCGTTGGTAATAAGCCATTTAAATTATTAGACATTCACTAATCTCCAAAATTAATTTTCTGTAATTTGTCCGCCATCTTTCATGAATGCTTGTTTTTCTGGTGGTGCTAACTGTTCAAAGCTTTGACGTGACATCGCTTTGCCACCCCCTTGTCCGCCTTGACCTGAAAAACCACCACCACCTGCTTGTGAACCTTTTAGAATAGAATCTTTATGTTGGTATCCACCGATTAAGATTTCTAAAGCTTCATCAAAAGCAGCTTCATCACCATGATTTGTACGGGAATAGATTTTTTGACCTTTACTGTCATATGCGATAGGTTTGCCATCTTCGACCTTGAAGTTTTGACCAAACATGGCTTGAACCATATCAACAGGAACAGCGACTTTTTCTTGGATAAACTTAGAACGAGCAAATCCACCACCGATCAATTCATTATGTAATTGCTGTTGAAATGCATCACGTTCAGATGTGATTTGACCAAGTTGTGTTTCATAAGTTTGTTTCACAGAATCAATTGCTTCAGTTCGTACCCGTTCTGCTTCCCCTGCATCAATCAACTTTTTATCATCAAAGTTTTTGATGGTGTTTAGAGCATTTCGGGCTTTTTCAGCATCTAAACCTTCAAATGTTTTTAAACTTGCTTCCGCTTGTTCTTTAGCAATTCGATGATTTTTTGCTTCTGATCCGAGTTCATTAATTTTTGCAATCGCATGTGGTGCATCAAAGGCAATCTCTGTTCCATCTTCATGGAGGTATAAAGGTTTACCTTCTTCATTCACTTCTGCGTAAGTTTTATTTTCGATTTGAATCGTTTTAAGTTTCATAGGTTTCCACCATTTTTAATTAAGCTTCCGCTCGTTGCGCCTTATTCATCCGAATTCAGGCAATAAAAAACCGCCTTTCGGCGGTTTAATAGTTAATAATAAATTTTTAAGCAATTAATGATAATTCTATGATTGCAAACTCATAACCTTCTGACTCCAGACTTTTTCCAAGAGCAATAACATGTTCAATAGCTTTTTCACGAGAACTAAATAGACCAATATTTACCACATTATGTTCCCGCCCATCATCAATTTTAAGATCAAAAGTTTTGAGATAGAAATATGATTTCTGCATTTTTTAACTCCTATCATTAATAGAAATTTAAAACTAATTAAATTTATACCTTAAATCTTCATTTAGAAGATTGTAGAATTTTTACAATATGTAATTACAATCCAAAATTCTTAAAAGATTTGAAATCTTTTTCTTTTAATTCTTTCAGAGTAAAATTTCGTCCAGAAATGGGATCAACAAATTTATCAATCGAATACTTACCTTCCTTATAAAACTTAAATCTTGTAGGACCTAACCATTCTTTTTTAAAAGAATCATCTTGTCGTCCAAACCATTCTTTATAAGTCGTATTCGCATCAACTTGTCCAATCTTTCCATCTCGCTGATCTTTTGGAATACCCTTTACAGGGCGGTTATCCGCAACAAATGGTCTTGTACCATCTAATTTTCCATCTTTGTCACATCCGACTTGAACTGTACGACAGCGAAAATGGTATGGTGGTCTTTGATGATTGGCATCTAACTTCTGTACACGACCATCCCGACTAGCACAGATAGGTGTTGTACGACCATCTAAAGTAGCTATATCTTTAGTAAACTCAAAGCCAAGTGTTCGCCATGTTTCAACATAAGTATTATTACTTATGTGAGCCCTTGCTGTTCTAACTTCAGCATCAATTACATTCCGAGTTTGATTCAACAAACCATCAGCATAATTACGCGCTTTGGTTCCTTTAATACGCTGAATAATTTCCTGATTTGTTTGCCCATTTGAAACACCATCACGAATAACATATTCAGCTTTTTTTCGAACACTTTCAGCGACATTCGGAAAGATATAATCCAATAATTGACCACCAGCGTAAGGTGTTTTCTTTGCCTTATTCAGCAGAGTTTTACCACTAATTACTGGAGCTCTTTTATTTGCCAACTTATAGATATATGCTGATTCATAAGAAGCCAAAGCAATCATCGAAATATCAAGAATTTCAGGAAGAATAGTAGAGATTGACTGTTGCCAATTCGTCATTACTCCCTGAATTTCTTTTAATGATGCTGTTGTATATTTCCCACTCGTTAAAGTTGTTTTTTCTGCTTCGTTTAAATCATCCAACAAATCACGGAGTTGTTTTAGCATCTCCAATGATAAGTCATCAAAATGATTTAAAATTTCATGAATAGAGCTTGAGGATAGGCGTTGAAGATAAGAATTATGCTGATTTAAGGCATCAATTATCGCTTGTTGTACCTCTAGATCGTTCATCATCTACACCTTGATATGGCTGATAGCTACCTAATGGCTTACTCATCCGATATTCTTCAATCTTCTTCTCAATTTCTTCCCATTTAGCATCTGAGAAAGTGCCAGTTTGCTCATATTGAAAAAGAATTTCTGGTGGTATTAACTCACCTTGGACCATCTCTAAAATCAGTTTTGAACGTTCAACACTGTATTTTTGTTTATTAAAATCTTGAGAAATAACATAAGTCAGTTCATCAGGCTTTAAATCGTGATCAGGCAAGGCAAACTTGGCACACCAACGTAACGCCATTTGTAATGCTTCGCTGATATTAGATACTGCCAGTGAAACAACTGAATGCTGTATAGAATCCTCATTATCTGCTTGTGTCGCAGTTTTATTAGCAGAACCTACCTCAATTAGGCGAGCACCCATTTCTTTCATTTGTAGCCATTTATCAGTCATTAATTGCTTGGCTAAGTTGTTCTCACTCGCTTGAGCAATCTCAACCTTAGTTGGAAAACCATTCCGAGCGCCAATCGCTAACTTGTCCTTTTTAATGATTTCATATTGCTCAGGAGTGATACTCGGCATTGATACAATCGGTTGACCCACAATAAATCCTGATTCTTCCACATCTGCAGAATTACGATAATGAGCAAGATTTAGATCAGCCAATTCAAGCAACGGCGGATTATTAATTTCGTCTGTATTATCGATCGCACCACAAAATGTAAATGGAATATAGTTCCAATGCTTACCGTGATAATCTGTAGGATAGTAAAGCGGTCCAGCTTCATAAATTTGTTTTTCATTCCGCTCATAAAGCTGTACGGAATAAACAAAATCATCCTGATCTTTCTGTAATCTCAAAACACGGTACTGAGTATCACTCGTACGACCAAATCCATCATCATCAAGCTTTGATATATTTTCTTCAATCACGACCAAAGATAATTTTTTCTGATTTCCAACAACGATGAAATCCCAATTAATAACAGATTGAGCTTTCAATGTATGAATCATTGGAAATGCATTCTTTTGCTTATCTTCAGCCCGATTACGACTAGGCTCAACTTGTGGAAAATCGACATACACACCACAACGATAATGCTTAAAAATCAATCGAAGCATTTGTTGGGAGCTTTGATAAATAGAACGTCCTGCACCATCCGCATTTCGCTCTAAATACTCAAGCTCGTCCGGTCTTTTAAAATCAGGCAATTTATTAAATGCTGAACCAATATGACTAATCAAAGTCCGACCAGTCGCACCATAGAAAACCGCTCGATCCAAATACTCCTTATAACGGTCCTCATCCCCATCACCGAAAGTGAAAGGCACTGGTAAATATGTTTTACCTTTTTTCTTTATTGCGTCCTGTCCATCACAAACATCATCAACTTTATTCCAGGTATCAATGTTTTTAATATATTCAGGATGCTTTGAAGTTACACCTGTCATCTTCTTCTTCCAAAAATAGAAATATCTTTAAGGCTAGTCACAGGTTTTATGATCGGGAACCGCTTAGCCAAAGGATAACCACCCGCATCGCCTACATGGTCTAATCCTGCAGTTTTATCAGGCATCCCGAATTTGTCATAAACTTGCTGTTCTAGAGTTTCAGTGAAACGAGGACATTTATTTGTATTAACTCTCAACGTACGCTCACCATCGCCATTTAGAATTAATGCATTCACCGCATTAATACGATCTTTAATCGCGGGGTTAGTTCCATCAACCTCAACCCTAAAACCCTTGTCTCGTAAAATTTGGTGATCTGATTCACTGCTATTTTTTGAAGATGTGGCTTGACCAGCTGCATCAGGAATTACTGTCATTTCATGAAATGGAAAACGCTCAATGAGTAATGTTGCCATGGTTGGTGTATCTCTCACCCCAACTATTTCATCCAAGGCAAGAGGCTTACCATCACGCATGACATAAACAACTGCAGCCATTTTTAAAACGTTAAAGTCCATACCAATGATCAAATGCTCTCTAGGTTGAATCTCTTCATCTGTATGATTGAGCTTTCGATCAAAATCAGGATAAACCGCACCACTGGTCAAGTTCACAAACTGACCTTTTAAATACGCTGAGATTAACTGTGGCGGGTATGATTCAAACAAAGATGAAATATAATCATCTGGTAAATTGTTTTCATTGTCATAAGTTGAAGCTTGTATCATTCCATATAGCTTTCGTTTTGCTGCCGTTGAGTTTGCCTCTTTTACGAATTGCTCATAAGTAAATTTGAAACCCTCAGGTGTGGTCGCAACATCGATTCCATTCATTAGACCAGGATGTTTCACACGCATACGCGCAATAATTTTACGCCATGCCTGTTGAGCCTTGTCCTTATTCATGACATCGAGTTCATCAATTAGAGAGTGACCAACCTTAAAACCTACGATCGTTTGCGGTTTCTCCATTGATCTACAAATAACAGTACTGCGGTACTGTCGACCGTAGTACAGATCAACCTCTTTATTCGATTCGTATATTTTTGTCTTCAATCCCCAGTCAAATGCAACTTCATCTATGGTTGGAAAAAAGATATCTCGGATCTGCGGATATGTTGGGGCAAAATAACCTAAAGGTACTTTTGGAAATTCCCAAGACTTATCACAGAGGCTTGAACACCCTACCCAAGTCTTGCCACTACCAAACCCTGCAACAAAGGCACGAAATTTATTCGGAAGTTGTAGAAACCTCGCCTGAGGCACGTTCAGCGTCGGGTTGATATTCGGCATCTTGTTTACTCGCATCTACAACTTGAATGGTGACTTTCACTGGCGTCGGATCATCTGCACCATCTCCATCACCTGTTTTGATTCGTTCAATTTCAAGTTGCTTTAATTGAATATCCAGGAGCTGAATCTCATAACCATGCATCTCATCTTTGAATTGTTTGATCAGCTTGGTTTTTAGAATTCTATTAACCTTTGGATCGTTATATATATTCTGTAATTCCTTGAGACGTACTGCTTTATTTGCTAAAGGGATATCGAAAACATTCGTCCTAAAATCATTTCTAGTTTGATGAAATAGATTCTTTAGTTTTTTGCTTAGATTTTTTCCCGCAAGTTTTGTTGGGTCATAAGCAGCGCACTGCCTTCTATCTATTTCTATCCCGTATTCTTGTTTGACAGCATGTGCAACCTGTTGGGGTGTATCAAAGCAAGCAAGAGACTGAACTATAAAGATTTTTACAGGCTCCCTTAATGTTGCCATAAATACACCTTTGTCAAACTACGTCAAACAAGATAGCCAAAAAAAAGAGCCTCAAGGCTCAGTTAATTAGACATGTTCCGCAGCATTTTGTTATTTCCAACTCTGAAACAAACGGCGGGTTTTGAGCGACTGCGACCATGCGCTTAACGTCCTCACTTGCTCCCCAGCGTTTGACCACTCCTATAAATTCCTCAACGTCATGACCTGCTAAATAATGTTTTGGTAAGCCTGTATGATCGCTGTAGAGTATTTCCCCTTCCTCATCACGCTCTACACCTATATGGTACAGCTCATGCTCAATCAAAGCACAAAATTCACGATCATTCGCACGTTCACAAAAGCTTGCATCTACAGTGATGAGATAAACTGGAACAAACCCAAACCAATCACGCATTTGTTGTTGTTGCCGAGCTTTACGCCATCCGCCCTGGTTAAACATAACCTTTTCACATTGACCTAATACCATTCTCTTTTTAGCAACGGCGGCAGATGACGCCCAAGCGAAAGCTAAGAATGTTTCGTCATCATGAAGTAATTCAGCTATGTGGTCATGGTCGGGATTATGTAATGTACCGCCAAGCGTTAGAAAATTGGTTACTACCCATTCTTTTAGATCCGCTGCAGGTGCCAAGCGAATCGCTTCCTCTTCCTCAGCTTGATCAATCAGGTCTGTTGGTGGAAATGGTCTGATCTGTTCCATTGAAAATATGCCTCTTCAAATTCTTAAGCCACTGACTAGAAAAATTAGCTTCGATCTGTAATGGTCCATCTTCCTGAATTTTATATCTTGGTGCTGACTCTAATCGGATCACGGTGTAACCCATATCGGCAGCAACATCGTAACGTTCCATACTCCAAGCTTTATCTTTTAGGTTACCTTTGCGACCTACCGACCATGGTCCGCCTGAGATCTCAACTAAAATTCTTTGTTCAATAAGATGAAAATCGAATCGCCAATGTTTAGTTGATTCAAATTGGAATAATTTTTCATACTTAATATTCAATACAATCAGCGATTGCTCAAAGTCTTTAAAAGCTTCTAAGTATGCTTCTTTTGCCTTAGGCAATGGTCTTGTTCTTGATTTTGTTTTAACTGACTGTTTTTTAGTTAGGATGGTGTATTGGCTTATATCCATAAAGGCATCTTCATTAAAAAACCTCCCGAAGGAGGTTTTACTTACGTTACCAAGGGCAACTTTCTTTTTCACCATTAGCAACATTTTTATATTTCGGGAAACTACGTTTCCACATTCCAGTTGCCGCCACCAATTCCACTTTAATACTGTTTGAATCTGCAATTTTTGATAAATCTACATCTAATCCATATTTTTTAGTTTTTGGTGACGAACCAAAATAAATAGAATATTTGATATGGTTAATATCTTTGGTTTTATCAAACCCTTGATCAACCCCAACTCGCGCATGATTTAAGTATATTTTTGAATGGTCTAAGTTGTAGTAGCATTTCTTAAAAAATTCATCAAAACTACTCTCAACTGTATCCAACTCCTTATCAACAATGAATTGATATCTAGTATTGCTTTTTTCCTGAAGTTCTTGTGAACTCTTAGGCATACCTACACAAGCTGTCAGAGTAAAAATAAATGAGATAATGATGATTAATTTCATATTTTTAGTTAACTATTGAGATTATTGTTAATAAAACTATCATTGACGATATGTAGTTTTCAACTCCAATTTAATATTCTTCACATACTTATTAATCTGCTTAACCCTCAACTCGCACTGATTCCTAAACTCCCAAGTGGAATTAAGATGATTAAGTGAGTGTAAGCGTGCTTTGTCTTGTCCAAGTAGTTTTAGATTCTTTAGTACTTCGACTCGATTCATCTTCACTTTCCTCTAGGCATTAAAAAACCCCAACAGTGTGGGGTTAAGTTTTACAAATATTAGAATGGCTTTACGCTTACACTAAGAAGAATTTCATTTTCTCTAGTTTGAGTAGACTTATAGTTGTAACTTTTTGACTCACAGTATTCTTTAAATTTTTCAAGAGCATTATCCTCAATTGAGTATTCAGCAATTTCTAGCTGGACCACATTGCCACTAATGAAATTAGGATCTTGAGTAATTCCATAAAAAATATCTTCAAAAGTAGTTTTGAAAGTAGTTGGACGCATCGCGATTCCTTATGAATCTAAAAATATAACCACCATTCTAGCACAATTTTCATGCAGTTTGATTTCGCAAAAAACCATAACTATTTGTATTATATGCATATCTTAATTTTAGATTGGTTTTACCTTCCCACACTTCCCACACTCTC